ATATTTGTGAAGTTAGCAGCATTTTCTCCAACAACCCAATCGGGCTTGATTTCTTTGATAATTCTAAACATTTCCGGCCAGAGGTCGCGGTCATCTTTCTTGCCTTTGCGCTTCCCGGCAACACTGAAAGGCTGGCAAGGAAAGCCTCCGGAAATAATGTTAATTGTTTTTGGGTCAATACCTACACACCTCAAACTCTGTTTATTTATTTTTCGAACATCATTTAAAATTGGGATACCTGGAAAGTTCTTTTTCAAAATTGTGATTGGGAACTCTTCTATTTCAGATAAACCAACCACATTCATCCCAGCCATTTGTTCTGCCAATGCTATTCCGCCAATGCCAGCAAATAATTCAAGTGCATTCATTTATTACCAGTCCTAAATTTCATAGGTGTTGAGTATGTTCTCTACTCTGAACCAACTAAGTGATAACTCTTTTTGTATTTCTGGGATTAGCTTTCTTTCATTTCTCATTTCAGCAATTTTTGGAAGTAGTTCTTCATCGCTTCGTTTATCTAATTGATTATGCAACAATTGCAATTCAGGGTAATCACTAGGAACATTTTTCATTGAGCCAAACTTGTCTTCCATATATTGCACATGTCGCATCATATTAGCAGTATCAATTTTTGGTTTGTTCATTTTTCTTCCGGTATTAACTCGGTCTGTGCCGATTCTAAATTGATTCCAATAGAATTTTTAGTAAATTCATTTAATCTATCCAAGGAAACATCTTTAGTGCTTGCTTTGAATTGAATCGTAACCTCGTCGTCCTTAGTCTTAAAACTATCGATTAATCCTTTAAATTGAAGTACTCTACCTTTCATTTTTCTTCTCCTTAATTTAATTTGCCTTGAAAAATACAAGCCATCTTGTTTTTCCACGTCTGTCTCCAAATAATGGTCTAAAGTTAATTGTCTTGAGAATTTCTTTGATAGAAATTTGCTCATCCGACCATTTGAAGACCAATGTTCCATTAGGTTTCAGAACTCGCATAGCTTCGTCAAAGCCCTTTGCTATTAAAGCTGACCAGCTTTTAGGTAGCCTTCCATATTTTTTTGCTAACCAACTATTTTTACCTGCATACTTTAAATGTGGTGGGTCAAAAGCAACTAAATAGAAAGTATTATCTGCAAAGGGCAATGCAGTAAAATCTGCTCGTGTGGTTGGTTCAATAGTAATTGACCTTTGCTTATCTCCAACTTTAGTTGGATATGTGCCCAAGTCATAAGTCCCACAACGTTGGTCAACAAACTCAACATCTGAGCTTGTTGGTTGATACCATATCATGCGACCACCACAGGTCATATCTAAAATCTTTTTATTTTTGTTCATCTTTTTTCTGTTTTTTCTTCTCCTTTGTCCTATTTAGATTGCTTTCATTTTCATCTATTAGTTCATAAATATGTTTAAACTCATTGGGTTTATAGAGGCAAAAATTGCCATTAATATCTTTAACAATATAATCGCCTTCTGATACTTTTATTTTTTCTCCTTCTGTATAAATAGTTCCACTAATACTTGCACCTTCCCCATAAGTGCCTCCATAAACTGAACCAGAATAAAAAAGTATATCCATAACCTCTATATCTTTACAATCTGTGTGTTTATTAATACTTATTTCCTTGCTAAACCTAGTATTAATCACTTTGTAGTCATAATCAGCTGGTATCATACTAATAATCCATTTTTCAAAATCGTTTTGAGAACTAGTTTTAGACAGACAAAAAACATCTTCTAAGAATGGTCTACGTGAACATTTCATATATTGGACAACTCCTTCATAGCTTATTTCAACTTTCATTCTTCTCCTTAATCTTTTTCTAATTTGACAATTTTGTATTTAGGATTATTATGTCCTTTCTTTTGAATTACATAATATTTGCGTGCCCAGCCTTGGCTATAGCCATAAAACTTACTGGCTTGGTAAAAACTTTGGAATATATGTTCTTTCCCCGTTTTTAGCTCAATAACCTTGCATTTTGTTCCTTCCCTATATTTTTTATGTTTTGGGTGCTTATGCTGGTTATTATCTGGCCAGTATTTTTTCTGTATCGTGATAAAGTCTGGGTCATTATACGGTATATCACGCAATGGTGAACCATATTTTTGCTCTAAGTTTGCCACAAGGTCAGTTAGCTCAGACATACTGAAACCCCCTTACTGTACTTAATTATTAGTTACACTGCTTAATTCATCAGCGATAACTCTTGCTGTTTCTTTTTGGTTTGTATAGCCATTAAAATAGCTGTTACCAATATTAAAGATATTCACCAATGCATCTTCGAATTTTTTAGTTTTTTCTCTGTGAGTTTTCCAAACGTGCTTAGTCATTTTTTCTCTCCCTCTAATTCCTTCCTATGTGTAATTCTCGCCGTGTTGCCAGCGTTAGCTTCACGGGTTTTATGTGATACTTATCTAAAAATTGATAGGTTCCTAAATTGTGGCGTTCTGTATGGTGCTTCCTGCATAGGGGCAAGAAATAACTTTGAGAATTGTCTACTGTATGCCTGTCTCTCCTTATTCCTACTAGCCCAAACGTGTGATCAATATCTGCATGTTGTAGGCAAATAATACATTTTCTATGCTTGCAGCAACGAACTACCATTCCGTAATCACTTGGCAACATATCCCACGTTTTAGTCTTAAAGCCAATGTTGTTGTCAAAGCAAAAATCAATTAACCAAGTTAGATAATCGTTTGCTTGAGTCATCGAACAACTCGATAAACTAAACATCTCTGCTCCAGTTTCCGTTAAATACCGCCATTTCATAACTCCTGGCATCTCTTGAGGTATGGAATAACCAGTGTAGTTGGCTATATCACCAATTAGCGCATAGATCTTCTTACGTTGGTCGGGGCTAATTCGGCGCCTATCTAGCAGTTGGAGTTCGAACATTGGGCGCTTGCCGTTGCGGAACCGATCGAGCTTATAAGAGTCAATCTCGCCATCAAGTTGAAGTGTTACTTGATCATTATGTTTGCTAATCAGTTCGCCAAACAACGGCTCGTCCATGTGCTTTCCCCTTTACTCTATTGAATTTTTTATTTCATCAAAAATACTTGTTAAAGCCTGTTCACCGGTTGGTTCTTCAAAATCTGTCAAAATTGCTTTTTCTCCCATTTCATTCCATAAATACTCACTCCCTGCTTGGATGGCTCCGATCAAAAAAAGGTATTTGTCCAATTCTTTCTTAGAATAATTTTGTCTTTTAACTTTATTTAGTGTTAAATTGATCGCTTGCTTAGAAAATAGTGCTAAAGCAGCTGCAACTTGCTCCCGGTTAAGTTTAACGATATGCATATTTTTTTCAGTATTTTTTGTCATGGTTTTCTCCTAAATTTCGGTTATCTCAATTTCAGTTCTTGGCTTGTCTGAATAAATCTTTCTGGCGTATAAAACAGCAATCTGGCTGTCATCTTTGAATGCTAAGCCGTTCAGCGCATCCAAAATAGCTTTGACGTAGTTATCGATATCTGGTTTTACTGTCGGCAATGATTGACCTAATAACCTTCGCTGCCGTTCAGCTTTACTAATTGATTTCTGAACTGGGCGATAAAACCTCACATCCACTGATAACGCCCCAGTTAAAGGCAACTGCTGCTTATGTTCAGAACGATATTTACCAGCTACTAATCGCTTATATTCGGTGATACTCTTGGGCTCATATGCATGTGCATATTTACCCCTTACTGTTATTCGTGGTCTTGGCTGAGGTTGCGGTATTTCGTTAATGACTAATTCCATTATTTTTTCTTTTTCCTTAGTTCTGAATTATTCGGTGATCCATACTCTGAAATTGAATCAAATTATCAGGGTTCTTAGTCATCATGCGACTGATTAACTTAGGATTATAAATCTGCATCAATTCTTTGCTTGTATTATTCGTTGTAAAAATATCTATCTTGCCTTTACGACTGTCAGCAAGGTTAAATAATACCTTCTGGGTAAATTCAGTTGCTTGCTCTTGACTGTTGGATTGCATTGCAGTTTCACTTCCTAAATCATCCCAGACAACTAAGTCAGCATTCTCAATACGTTTTTCCACGTTAATTGCTCGGAGTTGGTCTGTACCGCCTGCTTTGTCACGTTCCCACTGCATTAGTTTGGGTACACTGATAAATAGGCAAGACATATTTGTATGCTCGTAAACGTAATTCATAGTGCATACGGAAAGCATCGTTTTACCTGAACCTGCATTGCCTGTAAAAACAGCCTTAAACTTTTCACCGTCAACAATTCTCTTGGTGATCTTGCGGGCTTTCAGCAAGCAGATTTTGTCGTTGTCATTTTTAACTTTAAAGTCCGGAAAATGCTGGTCTAATACTCCTCTCTCGTTATAAATTGATCCACGGTACATTGCCTGCTGCTTCTCCTGCAAGTAAATTTCATTCATTTTGCGCGTATTTTCGTTCTCAAATTCTGCTAAGTTAATGTGGCTGGCTTTTTCTAGTACACCTGCTGGTATGTTGTCAAAATTAAAATTCTTTGCGATCTTAACTAAGCTTTTCATTTCCTCACCACCCTAGATCTTCTTGTTTTTGTTGCGGCGTGCATTCATTTAAATAACTTTCAAATTTAGTACCAAATAAGGTTTCCGGTCGCAAATATTTAGACCAACGAGAATCATTACCCCATGAAGCTGTCTTGTTATCAACAACTCTCTGAAAGTCCGGCAGTCTAAAACCGTCGTTCCATCTAGCATGGATTAGCCTTTGACTAGCTTTTGAGCTAGCTCTGTAATTTGTTCCTGCCTTTTTATTTAAATAATCCAGAATGGCAGAGTACGGAACAGGATAGGTCTTCCTGACTGGAGTTTTCTTTGGTATTTCTTTATTACTGTTTAAGTCAAGTACAGGTCTAGTACTAGTAAGTTCTTTTGAGCTACCAGTTGAGCTACTACCTGAGCTACCAGTTGAGCTACTACCTGAGCTACTAGTTGAGCTACTTTTTTTATTTCTAGTGTCCCAACTGGTACCGTAAAGTTGTATTATTTTATATGCAGGTTTCTCTCGATTCCTTTTTCCAGGAAAGTAACTTATTAAACCAAGCTGGACTAACTCATTTCTGGCTTTCTTCATTCCAGCCTCGGAGAGTCCCGTAAGATCAAGCAGCGCAGAATTCTTTAAGGTAAATAAACGATCCAGCAGGCCTTCATCGTTCGCGTAGTCTAATAACTCGCGATACAGATTATTTTGACCTGTTGAGATATCTATTTGGTCCCGTTTCAGCTTTCTGTACACTCGTCTTTGCTTGAAGTAGTCCAACGTTTCACCTTCTAATTAATTAGTTCATCCATTGTTCGACCCTTTTTAATATCCAAAAGCGGTAACGTCAACGATTCCCGGTTGTTTGACGGTTTTACAGTAGTCGCACTTACCGCATGCTGTGGGTTCCTCTAATCCATAAATTACTCGCATGACATGGGGCAAATATGATTGAATGGTTTTGTAATCATCGTCAAAGTTATAATCGTCAAAACTAATACAGGCTACATCGGGAACTGGTTCTTTAGTTACTGCAAATATGAGTGGCGTAAATTTTATATCGTACTTTTCTTCCAGCAAATATTTGTAGATGGCAATTTGCATCGTGTAAAGGCGATTTATTACAAAATTAACTCGTTGGTGTAAGGCACTGTTCCATTCGTCTTTAAAATTTTTGACAGTTTTTAGATCGATGAAATAGCCTTGCTCTAAATTCAAGCAATCAATTTTCCCCTTCCAATCGACGTCGTACATTTGACCAGTTACCATTGACTCTTTTTCACCGACATATAATTTCTTAAATAGCTTGTACTCAGACAAACGTTTGATCCATCCATCAGCTTTATCAAAATCAGAGTAACGTGCTTTCTTACTTTTAAAGATATATTTGTTTTTGTCTTTCATAAATTGAGCATGAGCTTCAGGGCTTTCAAAGTAGGAATGTACATAGTTTCCTAGAATAAGCGGACGGTCGTTATTTTCTTTTGGATGTTTTAAATCATGTAAAGCCTTGGCTTCACAATCCATGAAATTATGAAACAGGCTAAAACTCATATACCGCCAATCCATTTCGTTGGAGTAGTAATTACCACTAGAAAGGTGCTTCATTGGAGAAGAGTTGCTCTTGTTCTGCGGCATCATCTGCTGTATTAAATTGAGGTTCTGGCTCTGATTTAAGCTCGTTAATGCTTCTGTCATTTATTTCAGGTTCCTTTCGCGCACATACTTTTATTGGCTTTGGGTCGGTTTCTATGATAGATTCCTTATTTTTGGGCGTTTCGGTAGTTTCAGCAACAGCGGCAGCTATGGCTTTATTTTTCGGAGTAACGTCTTTGGCTTTTTCGTCAATGGGTGAAGTATCTGCTACTTCTTCATCAGTGTTATAAGCTGTTTGCATATCAACGGTCATTGGTCCCCACTTGCCAATTAGATTTCTTAAAACCGTTTTTAAGGCCATTGCGTCAAACTCTGTTGCCCAAACTCCTGAAGGCTTAGTATATCTACTCATTTTGGAAAACTTTTGGCGGTGCTGGTCAATTTGCTCACGTGTCCAGTAGACTGTTTTTTCAAAACCATTCTGCAACTTGAAATAACCAACATAGCCTACTGGTTTTTCGTCTTTATTCCGGTCATGGAAATTAGGTTTATAATCTAATTCTTCAATAAGAGGATTCCAACCATGAAATTCATCTTCATAAACAGATACTGCGTTTAAATGTAGATATTGTCCGGATCGTTGTGCTAGTTGGATGTAACCTTTATAACCCATTTGGGGCTGAGCTTTGCCTTTGTAAGGAACTAAATACATATAGCCAAAACTTGGATTGATTGGTAAATCAAGTGAAGCAGCTACCAAAGCTGAAGCAACTACACTGGATTGGTCTACCTTCTTTAAATCTTGATTGCTGTTGACAACATTAATAAGTGAAGAAATGAATTGAGGTGCTTTATTACCTAATACATCTTCGAACTTCTGCTTAATGCTGGGAACCTTTAACTGCTTTTGGAGACTCATCTTTGCCAACTCTTGCTTATCCATCATTCACCCTCTACTTTCTCAGCACCTAAAAATAAGAGAAAATCCATAGTGCCATCTGTGCTAAATTCGCCGTCTTCGATAGCAAAAACTAAGTCGTTAATATCTAAACTAAAGTCTTCTAGTAAATCTAGAACATCTTTGTACTGGTTTTTCAGCCAATCGAAAAATTCGACAGACTCTTCCTCTCTAAAAACATAAGTTGTACTACTGCTTTCCAGCTGAAATATATCACCCCATGCAATATCAAGCGTTTCGCCCTTGTAATCTACTATTGGACATATATATTCTTCGCTCTCTAAATATTCGTTAAGCTGTTGATTATAAAATTGATCTATTGCCGTTTTTTCGCCCATTGTTAGTACTCCTTTCTTTTAGATATTTTTAGTGATATACTATAAATATCTATTATGTTTGAATTGGTTGAACTTGTGAGTGTCAGGTTCAGCCTTTTTCTTTTGCTCTTTTTTCTTAGGGTGGTCGTATAGGTCTTTGCAATACCAAGCTGATAACCAGCCAATGTATACCCCCACTAAAATACTGATTGGATATAGCGTTAACATATTCTCTCCTCCTTTAGTTTGAATGAATTTGAGCCGAAAATTCACCATCTTGCAAAAAGTTAGAAACATTTGTTAGTTGTGGCTTTGTGCTAAATACATGCTTTCTGCTGCTTCTTTAGAAGAAATATTCTTCTGTTTTAACTTATTAAAAAAACTATTCGCTAGGTCTTCCTTGGTGAGGACTCTTTTCAATACAATCTCCCTCTTTAACTTTGAATTTTGGGTACTTATAATTCATTCATTTGCGTTATATGACTAATGCATTGAAGAAACTTTAGATTTTTCTAAAAGTCCACTAACCCTTGTCAATGTTTCTTTTGCTTTGTCGATCGTGAATTGTTTATTAACAAATATTTTTATTATTTCGTCGGCACACTCGGATATATCTTCCATATTTTCATAATTGAAAACTATATTGGACACTATCTCACCTTCCTTAATTCTTGAATTCTAGGCACTTATAATTCACTCATTTCGGTTATATGATTAAGACAATAATAAATTTCCAAAAATCATCTTGACCTCACCTCCTTAAACTGATTTCTAATATCTGTTCAATAATCACAAATTGTAATGATTTGCTATTAAATATTGTTCAGCCTTTTTTATTACTATTTGTAATAGGCTCTCCAAAAAAAAGAATACCAACAGTTGTATTAAAATATTTAGCTATTTTTATTTTCAACTTATCAGATACTCCTTTTTTACCTTGTTCAACCTGCGCATACATTGAAATTGATATGCCTAAATTATTTGCGACTTCTCGCTGAGTTTGGTTAAACATTTTTCTATAGTGTTTGAGTTTTCTCATTTTTTTACCTCTATTACTTTATGTAATAATAATACTATTACTATAAGTAATAGTCAACACTATTTGTAATTTTTTTGATTTTTTTATTTTAAACTATTACTTTTTGTGATACCTTATACAAAAGGAGAGCTAATATGACAACAGGTGAACGCATTTCAAAATTAAGATTAGAATTTGGTTATTCTCAACCTAAGTTGGCGGAAAAGTTAAATGTTAGCCAGAGTACTGTTGCTATGTGGGAATCTGACAAGCGTAATGTAAGTAATCAAGATTTAGTACGCTTAGCTGACTTGTTTAATGTTTCAACAGATTATTTATTAGGAAAAAGTAATAAAAAACATTACTACGATTTAACTGACAAGGAACGCATTGATTTAGGTAAATTAGCAGATGAAATGTTGGCCGGCACTACTACCGAAGCGGAAGCTGACTTTTGGGGAGAACCATCGACTCAAGAACAAAAGGACAATTTGCGTGCTGCTATTTTGACCGCACTGGAAATTAATAAAATACAAGCTAAAAAGAAGTTTACGCCGAAAAAATATCGTGATTAAGGCAATAATATAAAAAACTCTTAAAGGCTGGTGTAATAAAGTGTCATGTAATCAGTTAACGTATGAATTGCTAAATCAAGTATACAAGAAAGCGCATTCATTTGATCCATTTAGAATTGCTAAAACATATAACTATAATATTATTTATCAGAATATTGGTCCTTACACTTTAGGTACGAGGATTCAGTCGTGCAGGAGCACAACAATTATTTTAGATAACAATTTACAAGGAGCCGAGAAATTACTAGTCCCATTACATGAAATTAAGCACTGTCTAGTTGATCAAGGCGTAGGTACTCCTTTTTTGCGGAGATATTTTAGTTTTGTTCCAATATCAAAGCGTGAGGCGGCTGCTAATAGCTTTGCAATGAATGCGCTCACAAAGTTATATGCTTATGATTTAGAAGGTTTAACTAAATATCAGATCTGCGATTACTTTGATTTAGATTATTACTGGAGTGATTTTCTTTAAGTATAAGTCCAAAAGCTGAGGACTTTAAAAGCTGTACATAATTAGGAGGACAAAATGAAAAATAGAATGAGATTGTCTATTATAGGTTTATTGATAAGTTCTATATTGGCTGGTTGTGGAAACCAGCAAAGGACTGAAGTAAAAATTAGCAAACCACAATTAAAGGAGTATTTTCAAAAAAATATAAATAATAACGCTGAATTGCTTTCTAAATATGCTGACAGCTTGGAAAGCAATCAGAATCTTACTAAACCTGCTGCAAAAAAAGCTATATCAGATGCCAATTCTATTAATAAAAAAATAAAAAATAATACTATAAATAAAAAAACTACGCAAGACCTTATTCAGTTGAATAAGTACTCTAAAGATTGGGCAAAGTCTTACGAAAATAATGACTTTAAAGCTGTAAATAAAAAAGCTTATACTGTAGGTCAGCACACTGGTAAGGTTATGAAAGACTTGGGAATATCTAAGTCTTCTCCTGTTCTTTCTAAATATATAAAAGATTCTAATAAACTTGGGGAAGTTGAAAAGAAACTACCGCATATCGATGGGAAAACAGCCATAACAAAAAGTTCCAACATTGAAATCACTGGATCACAAATGGCACCAGGTTTTCAAGGTAAAAAAACTTTAATTGTCTACTATACTGCAACAAATCTCACAGATGAACCCGAAGATGCGTATTCTTTGTTTTTAGAATCAGGAGATTTTTGTCAAGATAATGGTAACTCATATGCAGAGTTAAGCATGGGAATGTTAGATTCTGATTGGGAAGAAGCACATCCGGATATACAAAAATTAAATTCTCAAGGTGTAGAAAATAAAGTGAAACCTAAATCATCTATTAAATCTGCTGCCTATTTTGAATTAGCAAACGACCAATCCCCTGTTCTCTATCAGGTAAAAGACCCCGAAACTAGGCAAAAATTAGGAACTATCAAAATACCATTAAATAATAATTAGCTTGTAGCAGTTGGGCCAATATATAGTCCAAAAACTGAAGACTCTAAAAGCTGTACATAGGAGGAAAACATATGGGGAAAAATAAACTAATTGTTAGGCGTTTGATTGCAGGTATATTGCTGATACTTTTTGCTTTTTTGGTAATGTCAGAATCTTTTGATCTTTACAATCTTGGTGCTAATTTAAATAATAATACCAAGATTATGGCTGCTTCAGGTTCTGGTATGCTTTTGGCTTTTGCAGCAGGTGTTAGTGGTGCAATATATGCTGCAACTTGCAAGATAAGACCTATTAAGGGAATTGAATGGACAATTCTTATAATTAATTGTTTGATAATAGGGCTCGTAAGAACAAATCAATATATTGGATATTTTAAAGATATGTGGTTTTTTCAATTTGGTTTTTTGGTTTTATTAGCATTAGCCTCTCCTTATAAGAAAGGTTACAAAGATATGCCCTTTAAGAAATTGAACGACAAAACATCAAATAGCCCAGATACAAGCACGGTATCAAACAGTTCAGATACAAATTCAACATCAAATAGCCCAGATATAAGCACAGTACCAAACAGTTCAAATACAAATTCAACATCAAATAGTGCAGATACAAGCACAGCATCAAACAGCTCAGATGTTATCTTAATAAAGAAACATCTAAATGAATTAAAAGAACTTTTGGACGACGGTACCATTACTCAAGCAGAGTATGACGCAAAACGAAAAAAAATATTAGGAATTTAAAAAAAGCCCCACTCAATAGGAGTGAGGCTTTTTGTATGGGGTCATCAATTTAGTGACCCTTTTATATTTTGAGATCAAGTGTGCGTGAAATAAGAATAATATAAGTATTATCTTTTATTACTGTTTAATGCATCACTTTTTTCTAATGTGGCAATTTGAAATTTAAGTGTCTTTTGCTCGTCATCATCTAACTGTTCCATATAAGAATCCTGTATTTTTTTTAAAGCCTTTTGTTGCGTGGTTTCATAACCTAAAATTACTAAGGCCTTCATGAAGTTTTTTAAATGGTTGTTCATGCGTAATGTAGTGTCAAAAGTTACTTCACTAACTTGTTTATTCTGTTGCTTCTGTAAACTCTCATCATTAAATTCATCAATTGAAACAGATTTTTGTGGTGTAGGAGTTTTAGCTCTTGAGATTATTTTTTTAGAATTGGGATTATGAATTAGCTCACGCATAATTTTCTGTCCTTTCAATGATTTCTTTGGCGACTTCATCATATAATTTAATTATTTTTTTATCATATTGATCTTTATTATAAACTCCCTTAATTGAATATCTTTTGATACGTTCCATACTCCGAATCAGGGTATGAAACATATTTTCTTGTCCAAATTCACCAATGGCAACTTCTAAAGTACTTTGATCTACAGGAGCCCCATTTTTCAAAAGAACTGGTAATATACCTAATAAATTAAGATTAGGCGCTTTATATTTATCAATAACTTGCTCTTGAATATATTTAAGAAATGACTCTGCACCTTGAAGACTGTGTTCTTGGGTTTGCAAAATAATAAGCACCCAATCGCTAGCATATAAGGCACTATCTGATATTAATGATATTGTTGGGGGGAGATCAAATAAAATATAGTCGTATTTGTTTTCAAAAGTTTTCATCAATTTACTAAAATAAGTAACTCTATCAAGGTAATTGTCTTTAAACTGTTTCTCTAAATGTCTAATATATAATGAAAAGTCTGCACTAGACGGGATAAAGTCAATGTTATTATCAAGATTTAAGATAGCATTTTCAACATTTTTATCTTCAATAGCAGACAATAATGTTTGTCTAAATTTTAAATCCTCATTGCCTAAATTAGCGGCTGTTTTGAAATAAATATCTGTAGCATTTGCCTGAGGATCAAAGTCAATTAACAAAGTTCTTTTATGCGCTCTTGCTAAAGCTAAACCTGTCAAAACAGCATTAGTTGTTTTTCCTGTGCCACCCTTAAAATTTCCAAAAGTTATAACTTCGCTCATTATTTCCCCTTCTTTGCATATGTATTTTTTGATATTAATATACATTAATACTAATACATTTAGATACTAACATACAAGTATACAATAATGCAAAGATATTTATATAATATTTTGTTATTTTATAAGCTTTTATAGAGTGTATCTATGTATTTTAATATATATTAATACTAAAATATATAGATATATTAATACAAATATACTAGGATATAAAAATACAAGGATACAATAAAAATAAAATATTTACATTTTATATTTAAAGCGTTATATTAAGATTAAATAAAAAAGCTCTGACATTTCTGCCAGAGCCTAAATAAGAAAAAACGCCCTAACTCGTAATTAGGACGGCTACATACAACCAAATGTAGCTTCATTATACAACGTAATCTCAGCGTTGTAAATAGCGTTGATTTCATCATCGCAGGAGACAAGCTGCGCGAGATATAGCTTAACCAAGAATTGCCGAATTGAAAGTAATTAGTGGGGCGCTAGAAAACAAGTAGACAGGGGGTTCACCTAGCCGCCGCCTCAATAACCAAATCTTAGGTAGTCACTGGAACACGCACTCTGCTTTGGTGGCTGGGTTCAGCGCTAACCCGCAGACTAGAGGCTGCTAACTAAGAGCGTGGGTAGGTAAAACGATTTGCTAGTGTAACTTGCTAGTGAATGGTCTTAACATAAGTTATATTCGAACCATAGAAAATAAGAGTATGACGCCAGCAAGGGCGTTTTTTTGTTGGCTAAAACAAAGTTTTGATAGTGTTAAGGATTAGAAATAATCGCAAATGAGTGTCAACTGACGGCCGGCATGACCGACAAGCAAATAAAGATTTGTACACTGAGTTAAATCTTAGGGTACAAATCTGCCTTCAGAACCAACATTCCCTCTAAGCAAATCAGAAAGAGCTTTATTAGTCAAGGATATTAAGAGTTTTTTTGAATATTTATTGATTTTACTTGCTGATTAAGTTACTTTGTAATTGTTTTATGATTTATAAATGAGTTTAGGACAATAAAAAAGTAATCCACATGTTGATAAAACCTTGATAGACTAAGATTTATCCACTGTGGAAAACTTTTTGAACCACTGGGTTGGGGGATTTTGATTTAGATATCTGTTTGTTGCATAAGGGTGTACTCTAATAGGTCATTGTAATTTTTAGATTGATTGTATAAGATTAATGTGTCTTATAACTTATCTTTTGTTGAGGAATGCATAATGAAATTTGGGTATGCTCGTGTATCAAGTAAAGATCAAAATTTAGCTCGTCAAATTGAGGCTTTGACTAAAGCTGGTTGTAAAAGAATTTTCCAAGAAAAACAATCTGGTAAAAATATTCAGGATCGTTTAGAACTAAATAAATTGCTACAGATGATCCATGAAGAAGATATCGTGGTAGTTATGAGTTTGGACAGACTAAGCCGTAATTCTAATGATATAAAAGAGCTTCTTAGTGAGATAGAACAAAAGGGTGCCACTTTTGATATTCTAGATTTGCCCTCATTTGCGGGCATAGAGGATTTAAATTTACGCCGACTATTAAATAACTTAGTTATCGATTTAATGGCTTATACGGCCGAAAATGAGCGTGCTAAGATTCGTGAACGGCAAGCCGAGGGGATTAAGCTAGCAAAAGCCCGAGGTGCTTTTATCGGAAAACAGATTGAGTATGGCCCTAATTCTTCTAACTTGCAGAAACGAGCTATTTATTATGCGATTGTGAGAAGTTTACAATTAGGTGAACCCATTAGTTATATAGCGAGAATGAACGACGTATCTCGCAGCACTGTTTACCGGATTAAGAACAGAACTTTATAATGATATTTTTTTCGTATTATTATGTAGTTTAAAAAAATATATATTATTTCAAATAAACGGAAAACCCCCAATCCTATAAGTAGTAGAATTGGAGGTTTTTCTATGTATAACAACTTGCCATTAATAATAATTATGATTAACAACATCTACATATTTATTTATGTATATATTTATTTATGTAGATGTTTATTATGTAGATGTTTATTGATTGCTTTCCTATTATTTAAATAATAAGAAAACAATGTATTTATTATGCCTACCAAAATAGGCATAATAAAATTTTTTAACAATATACTCACCCCCTTTTGGGGCAAGTTGTTATACATACATATATAGCACGGGTATAGTAAAATGTCAATACTATTTTGGATAGTAACGTAAATTAAATCAATTACATAGCAAGAATTAATAATGTTTCTTGCGGTATTGTTTACAGAATAAAGAACATAACTTTATATTTTTTTCTTTTTTATATATGTTTTGGAACTTTCGTGTTATTATGTAGTTGTACAAAGTGAATATATTTTAGCAATGAAGCACAAAAGCCATTCCTACCACTAATAGGAATGGCTTTTTTAGTACGGTTAGTTGGCAACTTATTTTTGATTATCGTTGTGCTTGTCTAACCAACAAGCAAATAATTGTAAAATAACTCCAACAGTAACTGGTGCGATAACCAAAGTGAATATATATTTAAGCAATGAAAGCACCCCCTTTCGGGGCAAGTTGCCATTCTTCAGTATAGCATTATGCAAATATTATTTTAGATAATTTTAGCAAATAAAATATAAAAAATCCCATCCAATTTTGGATGGGACAACGACCGTGAGGTGCCTTGCACTGAGTACCCCCCGACGAAAGTCGGGAGTGGTTTAATATTAGGTATATAATTGTATTTTCTTACCACACTATACTATATGGAGCTAGTCAATATTTTTTACTATAACATACATAAAATCATTGATAAGAGATTTTTTTCGTGTAAAATTAATTATGAAATAGCAATTATTTTATTGTTATTGGAATTCTAATCTTGTGTTTATTAGTACATTTAGGGAGGAGGAAACGCCATGGCTACTACAAGTTTTACTAAAAACTTCAAACTAAAAAAACGTTACTCTGATAATTTTGTTAATGTTTTAACTTCAAAAGCAAAGCCGATATTAGATCCTAATTTTAAATCTAAAGCAGTCGATAACGCTGAGTATAAAAAAGTAGTTGAGGCTTTTAAACGTTCTTAATGGAGTTAGACTATGACGTAGTTCCCCTAGAAAGGTTAATTAAAGACCTTGAAAAAAACGATTTGCAGAGTAAATTAAACTTATTTCAGTGTCCAAAAGAAAAAGATTTAGAGGAATTTTTACACTATAAGGCAATAGAATATGATCTTATAGGATATGGTAAAACATATTTAATTTTAGATAAAAAAGAAATTGAGAATGACGTTATTAAGATAATTGCATTTTATACAATTGGTCAAAAATCGATAGATATCTCAAATCTTTCACAAAAAAAGAAGAGAAAGGTTATAGGTGGCAGAATTCCCGGAAGAGATGGACTAAAATCAATGGCTTGCTTTTTAATAGGTCAGCTAGGACGTTCTGGAGAATACACGCATGATCAATTATTAGGAGGAACATTATTAAAGGAATGTTTTTCTACTATTGAAACTGCAAGGAAAATCATTGGTGGTAATTTAATTTTTTTAGAATGCCGTCCAAAAATGTATGGTCTTTTTTATGAGAAACATGGTTTCAAGAAGTTTTCGGAGGAACTGTCTGAGGACGGTTTATTTCAATTATACAGAAAAATAAGTTGAGATCTTTTAATTCTATCTAAGATTTATACTGAATTTAAATTAAAGTAATAAGCGCTGATATATTATGTATAGCCCCTATGCGGGGGCTATTTTTATTCTGGAAAACTATTTTATTAAAATAAACCCCCTACTCTGCAGGATTTTTTCCTGATGCAATAAGCGTGAATAGGGGGATTGGCTTCTTACATTTAAGATAAACAAAAAATCAAGCAATTTATTTATGTAATGACTCCCTCGCGGGAGCCTTTTTATTATCCTTGGAAACCAGAACCAACTTGATATTTTACAGGTATAAACTCAGTAGTAGAAACCTGATAGCACCAACCGCTACCTTTTATGCTAAATAATTTGTCGGCGGTTTTCCAGCGCGATTGCGCTTTAAATTTATCGCCTTGTCCAGTAATTGACTGACCGTCAGCTGCTACTGCAATAGCACATTTGCCATATTTTTGGTTGATCTCAACGATTTGATTTAGAGTAGTACAGCGTTGTGGTAAATAACTGTCATTTCCTACTGCAAACATAGGGCGATCATATTTGTCCGGTACTATTTTCCATGAAACCCACTTCGTTTGATTTAAGAGGGGCGTTGTATCGTACGCCTGCCCATTGAGATGGAACATTGTGCATGCTTCACCATTTTTCCCCTGAGCTTGTACTACATTACAAATGGTAATTGGTTCCGTAGTGGCAAGACCATGCACTAGATCATACGCTAATTGCTGTTTTGTGATACCATGTGAAGCTAAATAATCATAGGGGTCAACGTGATCGCCGCCGTAATTATTGGTAATCCACTGGTGCGACTTAATTCCGGGGGTTCCAGCTCCACCAGCATCTAATGTTAGTGGAATACCATACTGCTGTGCATACGTGCGAGCTAGTTCAATATAAGCCTGATAATCTTTATGAAAGATATCAGAGTTAGCCGTGCGGGCTAATTCGATTTGAACGGGTGAGTAAGGATTACCTCCTAAACACGCCCAAGCTACATAGCCGGGTTCGCCAATTTGGTAAATTTGTCCTCCGCCACCGACGAAGAAAGTAGAATAAGCATTATCATAGTGATTGCGCATATATTGCACTTCATGCAGCACTGCTTGATTGTCATAGACGTCATTTTGATTTCCTGATTCGTGCAGTACAATATATAGCTTTTGAGCAATCCGGGTATCGCCTTCACCGTCACCTAAAGCGTAATCTTTATTGATTTGTAACATTATTATCACCAGCCTCCTTTTCCTGCTGCCGAACTTGTGCGTTATTATCTTTCATTGTTTTTTGCTGTTCAGTATCTGGCTTCCAATCAGCACTAATCGGTTTACTTAAATCAGCATCATTAGTATTAAAGAAGTCGCCGTTCTTAATTGGCTTGCTTCTTTGTGCTGCTTGATAAGGCAGCTTAAAGCCATCGAATAAGCCGACAGTTGCGCCACCAATTAATAAGCCTAAGATAGCCAAGGATAGATAATGGCTGTCACCTTGACTTATTCCCACAACTTCTCCAGCAATAACTCCTGTTCCCATGGATATCCATGGCATGAAATGATTACTAATTCTAGTTTGTTTAGCTGCTTGTGTGATCACAAAACAAATAGCAGAGCTAATAGTAATTTCTAGACCGCTGCCTAAGTTTAGTTGAGTAATAAAGTTCATGTGAACCTCCTAATTAATGTTCTATCAGTTTTTCATCGTTGATTATGGGAAGCGACTTAACTTTTGCGTATAAGGCTTCGCCTGTGCCATTGCCCCCAACACTATGGTAACCATCGTACAAATGCTCGATATTATCTAATTCGCTAATAGTGACTTCGCCACGATAAATCACTTTCGTGCATTGCTTGTACAGAGAATCATGTAAAACAGCCTGTACGGCATCTTCTGTACGGGTAATGCGTGATTCTAATTGTGAGAAGCGACTATTCTTATGCAGCGTTCTAGTCGCTTGTTTAGCTCCTAAATACGCTGAAGGGACGCTTAAAAGCGCGATTAATAAAGTGAGCAGTTGCTCCCAGTTAAAATTCAAAAGAATCAATCGCTCCCTTCCTCTGATTCTTGTAATAAAAAACCCGCTAGTTAGTAGCTGGGCTTGTTGCTTGCGTATTCTCATTTTGGTTAGCGGCGGGCTTTTGGTTGATACCTAGAATTTCATCACACTCGGTTTGAGTGATCGAGTAAGGGACTAAGCTTTTAACGACGTCTTCCGTCATCATTTTCCAATCCTGATACGCTGCTTTTACGGTGTCAAAGGCAAAACTGTGGTTATTCATAATTATTTTTCCTCCTTGGTGGTATTAGTACTATCTAATTTTTGGCTAATTTCAGATAACTGCTTGTTAATGGCGTTTTGAGTCAGTGTTTGATTAACAATGGCCTGTTGCAGCTGTTTATTGGCTGCTAAAGTGGTATTGACCTGTAAGAGCATATTAACATTGGCTTGGCGTAATTCGTCCATTGGCGATAAGCCGCTGGCACTCTTCACTAAGTGACCAGCAGTTATTTTCCACTGCTGAATATTTTCGGCATTAAAATTCGGGTCAGCTTCTACTTCTTGCCAACCCGAAATTTGTAATTGCGCTTCACTGTAAATTTCCGCAAATCCGATTACGCAATCTTTATCATTTGTTTGTACTGCAATTTTCATATACAACACCTCTTTCAATTAAAAATTAATAAGCCGTGATTTTGACAATGGGCAACTGGAAGAAAGCTACTATAGATTTAGTAGAATTGCGAAAAGTGAAAGTTCCGGTTCCTTGGAGCATCATTTTATCATCTCCATTATTGCTGACATAATAGGCTAATTGATTATCAGCAGTGACTTCTAAATTGATCTGGTTTACCTTTGATAAAATTAAGTTAAAAGTAAATGATTGTCCTGAAAGGTAAAATCGATTACCATAACCATAATTCTTAGACGTTAATGTTAGTAATTTATTGTTTTTCGTCAGTTGTTTTTTAGGAATGTTAATTGGCTTGGAAATATCAGGTGTAATACCTAGCACAGCTGTGGAAATTTTTAGCTGATCAAAATCGGTATCCGTAGAATGAATCACAAAGTTGCTTCCAAAATAAATTTGAATACCGTTAGGCAAGTTGGAAAAATCAGAATTTGTCTGCTGTAAGTCGATCTTGGTGGGAGTTCCCTTCTTATTTTCCACGGCAACGCCTGAAAACAAAGTTGTTCCCACCCCTATTCTTCCAGTATCACCATCAGTACTTTCGGCGGCTGGAATTTTTATTAAGTTAGTCTCTGGATCGGTGAAATATTCTTTCACCGCATTACCCTTGCTATTAACTGTTTGGATACCTAGCGGTACTTTAGTAATCAAATAGTGAACTATAGTTGATATTACATTTTGCAATAAAATCACCACCGTTACTGAGAATTTGTAACAGACGTAACTTTGATAAGTTTAAAGGCCTCAGGAGTGCTATAGCGTCCAAGTTGATCGATTATTTGGGAATCATTCACTAAAGTTAGTGAGTTTGAATTAATGGTTAAAGAGCTGTTATCCTTTAAAATTGCATGGATAGGGCTATATTCTTCCCCCGGGGCAATACTTCCTCGAGCCTTCATCTTAAATTTAATGGGAATGATCTTGCCGGCAATTAAATCTTTTTTTAACAAAATCAATGGATTGCTTACATTAAAAGCTTGGTCAAATTGAATATCTGTAGGAGGGTTACTAGTAGGTACATCAGAATCAATATGAAAATTCTTAGAAAAATAAACAGCTATCCCATCGCCAACGTTAGCGAAACCATCTAATACACCTTTTAGTTTCACTTCCCCACTTTGAGCTTCCCCGGTAAATAGTTCTGTTCCGTTCACCATTTGTTCAATTTTGGGCGCAATGGTAAAAGAGTTGATATAAGTTGCCTGAAAAGTGTAGAAAGCACCGTTATTGCCACTAGTAGTTTTGTCTAAGGCGTAACCTTGGTGACAGGTAATAGCTAAAGTTCGGCTATCTTTGACTAAAATACTCATCACCATCGCTTGGGATACTTTAGTCGTTGCTAAAGCTTCACCCACACCATCCAAAGCTACATTAAGGGTTTTACCCACCACTAAATTTTTAGCCAAAATGGAAATTGGATAAGGCACATTTAGCACATACTTACCGGCTTGGGCTTTAGGCTCATTAGAAGCTACTGGAGTGAGGCTTTGTTGGGTGTCTGCTGTTTGTCCGTTAGTTATAGCTTTTTTGAAAATATTCAATTTTATTTGCAAGCCATCACCAATATTCGCAATGTCTTTAGTCAAAACAATTTCACTAGTGCTAGTGGGATCGGTCGTTCCTGACCATAACTGCTCGAGTTTTGTTAAATTGTCACCCGGATTGATATTGACTCCGGAGTCTGGAATATTATCACCGCTAGTACCATTATCACCATTAGTGCTGCTATCACCGCCAATATCTTCGGTTGTTGGAATTTTTATTAAGTTAGTCTTCGGATCGGTGAAATATTCTTTCACCACATTACCTTTATTATTAACTTTTTGGATACCAAAAGCGGCCTTATCTAAAGTTAGTCGAGTTAGGTGTGATAAATAATTATCTTTGCTCATTAATTCTCACCTGCCAATTTTTGCAATTTTTCTAAATCTTTGCTGTCTGTAACTTGATCATCTGTATTAATTGTGCCTGCGGCTTTCGCTGCATTAAACATAGCGGGGAATTGTTTCTTAACTTCTGCTAAGATATCGGGCTTTAAAGTATCCGCTACTTTACCATTAATATCAGTTTTGATCTGATTGACGATTGCCGTTAAGTCTATATTATTGTCCGTCAAGTCAACGGCTGCCTGTGTAGTTTTATTGGCTGTATCCGTGACCTTAATACCAAATCCAGCACGATTAATGGCCTTGGCAAGCAGATCAATGGTGCGCAATGTTTCTGCTTGTGTAGTGGGCTGGCTGGATTGAGTAACACTCTTTAGTAAATCAGCAACACTATTGCTGGGATTGTCCGTCATTTGCGTTTTCCTCCTCATTATCATTTTGGCTATTTAGTTCTCCTGATAAGCGCAATAGCTTGGCCTTATCTTCAGGATTGGTAATGTCATCATCAAAATTAATCTTGCCGTTCACCAACATTTGTTTAATGGCCTGATAAAAGAGCGGCTGAATTTCATCTTTAGTAACAAGACCCTTATCGTTAATCTTTTGTTCAAAGGCTAGTTCCTTATTAGTTAACTCCTGTAATCCTGCCTTTAAAACATCCAATTTTTTTTGACCATCGGCAATTTGAGATTCTATGTTAGTAAGCTGATTTTGATCGCTGGCTAGCTCCGTTTCAATGTGGCCTTTTTCTTGTTTAATAAAATCATCAGTTTTTTCAATTAAGCCCTGAATAATTTCATCAGATACCGTTGCAGCATAATTAACTAAATAATTAACCTGCGAATCGGCATTATCTTGCAACTGCTTAAAATTAATTAAAATGCGTTTGTATTCATCCACATAAGGGTAAGCAAATTCAGGTGGGAAGGCTACATCGCTACCAATAATCAAAATACTAAAATCAAGAGTGGCATAAGTTGTCAAACGGTCTTCAGATTCGATTATAAATTGCGCGGTTTTATAATAACCGGCATGAGCGCTAACTACTGCAGGTGGGCTCCAAACTAAATGACCTTGAGCAGCATCATCAACATTGAAACCTTCCTCAGAAATAATCAATTTTCCTTGTGCGTCACGACCCCGAAAATTGAACATTTTAGCGTTGGATAAATCAGCTGGTTTTCCAGTTTTACCATCGAGAATTTTAATATCAAATTGATAAGGGCTGGAATCACCTTGCCGCATGCGAATCCACTGATAGGTTCGACCTTGGGTAATCAAATCTTTAAAATGTTCTATGAGATGGGTTTGTTCGTCTGTAGTATATTCAGGTGGCAAATAATACGCCTGAGAATAACCCAAAACAAAGCGTAACGGCTGTAGTAAAGGTACGTCAATACGCATAGGGGCATAAACTGCATTATGCGCATTTTCAGGAACATCAGGAATGTTTGGTAAATCGTTATTACTTGTTGGCATTTGTCTCACCTCCATTTTCTAAATCGCCTGTCAGTGCCAGTAATTTCTTTTTATCCGTGTCGTCATAAATATCGTCGTTATAATCATTTTCATTCTCTTCGGGCTTAATTCCTGTGAAACTCGGATTAAAGTATTTATTGGTGACAGTGCCATTCTTCACACGGTCTTCAAAGTTATTAATTTCATTTCTGATTTCATTTAATTTTTGATCTACTGCAGCTTTAGGATAGTAATTTTCGTTTAAAGTTATCGATAAATTTGTATCCAGCTGTTTAATAGCAAATGGAAGAAAATCATTAATCTGTTGAGACCAATTGTAAACAGCTTTGAAGTTATGCCAAAGATCTTCAAAATCAGTTCTAATAGTTTCCCAATTTTCGTTTGTACGATTGAAAATATTATCATCAGCTAGAGATATCCAATCTCGAATGATTTTTTTCTCATCTAATTCTTGGATTTCTGGCATTTCGGGATATTTTAATAGATCGGATAATTTAAATAACTCAATTCGTTCAGCCTTATTGCTCCCATGCCTTTTTATATAAATTTCTCCATCATCTTGATCAGTAATAATTTGATCAAAATGTGCATTCTTATCACGTAGTTTTTTCTTTTTGTCCCAAATTTCAGGAAATTCACTCTGTAGTATGCTATCTGGTAAATTCCATAAATGATTAGGGATTCCTGGATCATTATTCATTTATTCTCACCACCTTTCATTGACTTTTGTTCGCTTAATTCTCCATCATTAATTTCATAAAAAAACATTGTTCCTAAAATTAGAACAATGCCGTTTTTTTTGTCTCTCATGTGGACTTCTACATATTGGGATAAATCTTTAATAAAATAAAACCCGCTAGAATTAATGCTTTTTAAATTGTCTATATCGTAAATATCTAGATTAGCTTGTTTCAAAGAATTAAAAGCATTTTGTAGTACTTGACCAGCTAAATATTTGATCATACTTTGATCATATTCAGAAAACACATAGCCGGCTGGATCAATAAGTGATCTCTGCGTTTTAGAGTGATAGCTTATCACATTTTTAAATTGAACTTGCTTATCATCATCAACATTTAAATATAGATAGTCACCAGTCTTTATTTCTGGCGGTTTAGGTTTCTCAGGAATATTAACTTTATTTTCTGCCATATTGTTTTACATCCTTATCTGTCCATTTGGAATTGGAAAAAAAATCCTTAATAGCATTATCGGCTGCTCCTGGCAGTGCTTCTCCCATGTTATTGGTGCTATTTGCTGCTACTCCTAAATGTGCCAGGGTAGTTGATAGATCGCCTATAACATTTCCAAAAACTATCAACGGTTCATGGTTTTCAGGCGATTGTAGATAATGAGTAGTTTCAACTATTCTACTCGAGATATCTACATCTTTTCGGTCTTTAATCCAGCCACTGTTACCTAGTTGAATATCATTTAAACTGTCTATTAAATGATCTTTAAAGGCATGATATTCTAGTGTAATTTGGATTAATGGGTAGTCTTGAATCTGTTTTTTTAGTTCTGCAATTAATTCAGACTGCGTTTTAGCATTGCTGCCTGAATAATAATCAGCATCAATTAGCCCATATTGTTCAGCATTAGGTGAAGCGTATTCTGCTGTTATTGTCGTCGAACCGTTATCTCCACTTTGAAATGTACTCTCTCCTTCAATATGAGTAGTAATCGTTAAATCATCATAGCTACTGGTCAAAGCTGCTATATTGCCTTTATCGACAAAGACAAATGAATCTTCTTTGCCAATTTTTTTAAAAATATCTATATGATAATTATTAACTGTAAATTCATAATTATAAGCTTCTCGTCCACTATTTAGAAATAGATCTAATGCTCTACCTTCTGGATAATCGGGGAAAGTGTAGCTACTAAATTGATCATGAATGCTATAAGTGAATTGGGTGTTTTGAGTGATATAACTCATAAACTCACTTAAACTCATAGTAATAGAAGTGTCTTCTGATTCATCTTCAATTTCTGGGGGTTCTTGGTCCCCATCACTAGTAAATGTCATATCCTCAGCTTTTACCCATTCATTAGTAGAAACACTATACCAAACAGTACTATTAACTTTTATTTGTCGATCAATTTTCCATCTGGAATTTTCGGGTAAAATTCTGCCCGTTGCTTCTGCTGAAACTGGTGATCTATATACTTTAGCACCTTCAGAGTTTGAAATAGTGCCTACCGCAGTTACTTTTTGGGCTGGCTTGGTTTTCTTTTCACGCTTAGGTGCTTTAATATAGCGGTCGTTTAAATCGTGTAAAACATGTAATGCAGTTATTTGTAAATATTTAACATCACCTAAAGAACCTTCTACACGGTTAGAAATACGATATTGTTGTTGGTTTTCAGGTAGTTCAATGATTGCCCGTTCGCTAATCATTTGAAATCCAATATCATTTTCGGGAAAATCATAAATAGTAGTATCAATCTGAGCAACCTCATAGAGTTTCTCATTAAGGCTTATTTCAGAAGTGTTTGTAATTGGAGCTTCATTGCCTTTTAAATCTCTAATGGTTAACATATACGCCACCTTTTAGTAATAAAAATGAGTATTAAAAGCTATTTCAAAATCACTAGTACAGCCATCTATTTGGAATTTATTCCATCCTTTTTTTAAATCAATAAAAGCATGATTAGTTTGGCTATAAACTGATTTATTGTTGATTATTGGCCATACTCCCCGTAATACAAACTCATCTGTTTTAGATATGCTCTTATAACATTTGAAGCATTGTCTCGTTGTTAAATTATTAATGGTTAAATTACTAGCTGCTCCCTTAAACAAAATGTTATAAGGACGTTCCTCTGCTAGAATATCAATGTTCGAAGCGTTGAAAACTTCAAAACTGTTCGTATTGAATCGATATTTTAAGGGTCGATCCTTGGGTAAGTTCATACCTCCAAACGACCATTTGCTCAAGTCACCGATATTTAAAGTAGTGTCAACACTTTCAGCATAACCATCAACGCAATTTAAATTAAAGGATATATCACCTCCCATGTGCCAGTTATTATAAAGTTCGAATGGTTGCTGCTCAGCTACAACTTTCCAACGGATAGTTGGTAAACGCATATCAGTAATATAAAATGGTTCCATTGAGTTAAAGATATTAAAAAAATCATTACGTTTAGTAATGATTGTTAAGTCATTGGAAGCTATAACGTCACACTGGAATGGTATTTGACGTTGAGATACTGTTGTTCCAACTAATCTTTGCCCATACTTACCGATCTGTACTGTTGAGAAGTTATAGGCAGCTGACGGGGGTTCAAATTTGATCACCCAAATACCTAATTTTTGCAAATCGTATTTAGTTCCATCTGGTTTTTCAACGATTAACGTTGGATTAGTCATTTTCTATGTTGCCCCCTTCTGTCAGTTTGAATATTAATACTTTTATTAAGCATCATTTGAATTTTCGGGAAAATAGCAGTACTAATTGTCATTCCATCAACTTGAATATTAACTTCACAATTACCTCTCAGTGTCTGTCCAAGTTGTTTCAAGGTATCAGTTAATTTGTCTATGCTCTCTAAGGATTGGTCAATATTATTGCTATTGTTCAAGTTCATATTATTAGAGACGCTGTTGTAATTCTTTGCTGGCAATGGACGATAACCACTTGCCATCTCAGGAGTTATCCCCTGTGCTGGCAAAACAATTTTAGCCATAGCATTTGGTTGATATTTTTGTACTTCAGATAAAGCTTCATTAATTAAAGGCACGGCAGAGCTTTTTTTAGGATTAATAACCACCTCTGGGTTATTTTCTGATATTGGATATAATCCAAATCGATCGATCCAACCCCCATTATCATAACCATGACCATGGCCTAGAAAATATAGACTAGGACCATACGTTGCCTTTGCATAGTTTAAACCAGCAAGAATATTATCAAACCCATTCATAATATTGTGGTGACCAGGTAATGCATAAGCATTAAATGTTGGAGGCTTAACTTGCATTAGTCCTGTGGCATTACCATCTGGTAAGCCATCATTACCACCAATTACACTAGGATTACCACCTGATTCTGTTTGGATTTGGCTTAAAACTTTATTAATCATGGCTTCAGAAGTTGAAAGACCCAGCATAGCCAAAGCACGTTCAACCATTGGACGCCAGCGTTGGACTCCAGACCCTGGGGGATTAGCTGTTTCTTCAATTAATTTCTTAAGCCAATTAGTTTGTTGCTTTTCGACAGATTCAGTAGCAGTACCCATTTCACTGTTATTTCCAAAATTAGTCATATCAAAATTTGTATTGATTAGTTTTTCCCAAGATTGAATGGGGTGTTCTACCCATTCTTCAATGTCACCGACAGCTTTTTTTATCCAGTCCCACGCAGTATTTAACCAGCTTCCGCCTGTTCCATTTGCAAACATTGGTACACCAAACGCAGCTGTTGTTTTCTGAATTTTTTTAGTTTCAGCTCCTGAAAATACCTGAGAAAATTTAGGCAAGTGCACTAGTGTTGGATTTGGTGGGGATATAGCATACTCATCGTTCCCATAGCTAATTAATTCAGGTTCATAGCCATCACCAACAATTGCAGTTGTTGCCTTTTGTAGAAAGCCTTGTGTACCATTTTTAAATAAATGTAACGGGTCGAAAGTTACTTTGGTCCTGGATTTAGCTTTATGGCTTGAATATTTCTTTTTACTTCCTAATTGATTACTAATATTGTTTGCAGAATCAATTCCACCATTAAAGTTGCCATTTACTCCATCCTCAATATTTGCAGATATTCCAAGTGGTGACCCCCCAGTATCGAATATTCCTTGCCCAAACAAAATACTGTGATTTGCGCCATGTTTGTGAGGCTTATCAGTTGGTGTTAGATTAGATTCTGCTTTATCTTTGACATTTCCTGCTGCTGTAAAAGGATTATCAATTAAATCCTGAATTCCTTGCCCAAATTGCTTTGAGAAATCATTTCCGTGTTGATTTGGTTGATCTGTTGGTGTTAGATTAGATTCCGACTTGTCTCTTACATCGCCTGCGGCATTAACAGCAGCTCCCTTATTATCAGTCATACCATTTGCATAAGACTGAATTGTATTGTTACCGTTTGGAAATTCATTAAGTTTAGTAGACTGGTCTATCAGTTTTTTTAGTGCCTTCATGAATCCTTTGACACCAATTTTACCTTGCTCAAATCCTCTTACTAAGTCATCAATATTGCCTTTTCCAATTGGCCCTAAATTAACTTTAGCGTTCTTATTAATTTGGTTTTGAATCTGTTGCATTGCTTTGCCTGTGCCGGGCAAGCCTAATTTAATACCAGTTGCTAACGTTTCAATGTCGGATTTTCCAAGATGCGAAAGATCCTTTTTGTAAATCGATTCCAGTTGTTTCTGATAGTGATTAGCGATTTCTTGTGGGTTAGTAATACCTAAACTCATAGCCTGTTGTAAAGTTGCTAGATTTCCTTTACTTATTTGGTTCAATTTGGGTGTTTGGCTATAAATTCTATCAAGTGTAGCACGGAAATTATTTTTTAATTCAGTTTCGTTAATGATTCCTGATTTCAAAGCATTTTGCAGGCTTTGAATATCGTTTTTGCCTAAATTGCTTAGATCTTGCGAGTAAATTTCTTGTAATTGTTTTTGATACTTAGCTCTTAGGTCTGAAGCGTTGATCTTTCCATCTTTTAGACCAGTGTTTAAAGTTGAAATTTCTTTCTTGCCTAAATTTGATAAATCATCTGGAAACAGTTTGTAAATGGAGTCTCCAAAATGATTTTTCAGTTGTTTCAAGGAAACTAAACCATTCTCATAACCAGACTTCAAACTAGCTATTTCACCGTTGGAGACCTGATTTAAATCTTTTGGAAACAGATCAAGTACTTTCTTTCCTAACAGAGGCTTCAGGTCACTTAAGCTAATAACTCCAGCTTGTAGACCAGATCGTAAAGCTGCTACATTATCAGAACCTAATTTCTTAAATGAGGTTAAGCCTTGATCTTTGAAATCATTAATCTGTGACTTGAAATATACTTTTGCTTCTTGAAAGCCCAATTTGCTTCCAGAATTAAAGTCTTGCCAAAATTCTGCAGCAGTTTTTTTGCCATACTTACCCAGATTAATTTTTTTAACACTATCGGAAAGGTCAAGCCCCCATTTTTTAGCTACTTCACTTCCATTAATAGAACCGTCTTTAAGTCCTTTAATAAAGGATTCATGAATAGCTTTTGTGTCTTTCTCAATTTGGGAGGCTGTTTTAGTAGTCTCAGCAGCGAGCTCTTGGCGATCTAATTCTGCTTGAGCTTTTGCTTGCTTAGAATTGAGACCCATTTTTTCGTAAACTTCTTTTTGGGATTTCTCAAACTTATCAAGATTTTTTTCAATTGTTCCATGTGATTTCTCTTGATCAGAAATATATTTATTATTTTGAGATTTAACTTCTTCAATCCACTTTTTACGTGAAACATAAGCACCTGTCAGTACAGACTGATATTGCTTTTGACCTGTAACATCATATTTAACGGCGACATCATTAATATTTTTCTTAGTTTTCAGATATTCAGTACCGTCATTTTTAAAGTGATCATAAGCTGCTTTTGTAGTTTTAATCCACTCAATATTGGCCTTTGATCTATTACGTTGTTTTTCAGCGTCAAGTGCAGCTTCTGCTTGGTTATATTGCTTTTGGGTAATTTGATTATGTTGAAGCATACTTTCGAGCTGTTTACTTTGCTTGTTATAATTTGCTTTGGCAGCAGAAAGTGCTTTATTTCGAGCTTTATCAGTGGCTGTTAAATCTTTATTTAAATACTCTTGGGTTATCTTATTACGATTTTTAACATAAGCACTATAAAGTGCTTCTTGATCTTTAACGGCTATTCCAAAGGCTGAAGTTTGACTTTGAATATAGTTTGTTGCCTGCGTAAATGACTCTTTTTGTTCATCAGTCATTTTAGAAAGATCTCCGCCAGTGGCCGTTAAAATGTCATGAATTGTACGTTTTGCTTCATTTAATTTTTTAGTGGAGCTATCAATACTGCTTTTAATTGATACGTCAATATTTGAAGCCCATTTATTACCAATTTCACCAAATTGTACACCAATTGCATTAACAGTTTCTTGCCCTTTTTTGTTAGTTCTTTGATACTGTTGAATTATTAAATCAGCCATTTTACTATATTTATCAACTGCATCATCTGACAGCTTTTTAGACTGACTTACGGTTGCATTATCTAATTGCGCTAAATCATTAGTTGCTGATTGACGAAGCTGATTAAATGAACGCATAGATTTTTGCGTTCGATAATCAACAGCAACACCAAATTCATTTAAGATTTTCTCATGCTGTTTAATTTTTTCTGAATGTTCTTTACTTGCTTTTGCAGCTAAATAGATAGCAGTGCCCAAAACACCAATTCCAGCAACTGCAACAGCTGCAGGGCCTGCCATCGCTGCAATTGAAGTACCTAATCCAGTAGCAGCAGTGCCACCGCTTATCATAGCCTTACTTGCTACAGCAGCAGTTCCAGCTAAACCACTACCTCGACCCAAAAATTTAATAGCCAGTTCGGCACCTTTTCCTAAATTCCCAACACCCTTAGTAACATGTCCTAAAGCTGAAGTTACAGGACCTATTGCAGCTGCAAGCAATCCCATGTGAATTATATTTTGCTGAGTCTGTCCATTGAGTTTTGAGAAGCTATTAACCATGTTAGTTAGCTGCTTGATAATCGGAGTTAAAGTTGGCAATAGCTTTTGACCAAATTCAATTTCTAACGCGTGTAATGAGGATTTGAATTGCTGTTCGGTAAAATCATTAGTCTTACGCATTGTCTGATTGTACTTGTCAACCGTACCAGTAGAATGTTGGATTTCATTTGAAAGACTCCGATAGCGACCAAGGTTGGCATCCATTAAAGTCATACCAACTTTCATATTCTCTTGCCCAATTACATCATACATAAATTTTTGACGTTCCTTATCAGTCATACCTTGATAAGCTTTTTGCATATCTCCCAGAACATCGAGAATATTACGCATTTTACCGTTTGAATCGTACATTTGAATATTATATTTCTGTAAATCTTTTGCAGCTAAGCCCGTACCTGTTCCAATTCGGGTAATCATTGAAGAAAGACCAGTTCCTACTGAACTTGCGTCAATACCAGCAGATTTAAGCCTTCCAGCTATTGCTAAGAAGTCATTAGTTGAAATACCCATCGCATGCATTGCCGCTCCAGCATTACCACTAATTTCTTTTAAATCACCCAATGACATAGCAGACTTGTGGGTAGCCTCAGTCATTTGGTTCATGATTTTATTGCCGTTTCTTATGACAGTATTGTTAGAGCCCAAATTCATACCGAATTGTTCAAGCATTGACGAAGTCAGCTTAATTGATAAACCTGTTTTATCTGAATTAGCAGTCATTGTTTTCAAAAGCTCAGGCATCATGCCCATAGCCTGTTTTACGTTGTAACCATTCGATACTAATTCGAACATACCTTCGTTAATTTCTTTAGTTCCAACTCCGAATTCTTTCGACCATTTCAGTGTTTCTGAAGACAGTCGTTTCATAATAGTGTTAACTTGGTTTGCTGAATATCCCTGGGCAACAACTTCTTTTCGAATATCAGCTAGTTGATACTGATAGTCAGAAGCTGCTTTGGTGGCAACACCCATACCAGCGACAATTGGTAAGGTCATTCTTGTAGTAGCTTTACCACCAATGTCGATCATAGTATCGCCGGCTTTACTCATACGTTTTGCAAATAAATTAGCTTTATCAGCTGCGGCTGCCATTTGTGGGGTCATATTGCCGATTGATTTATTTAATAGATTGAAATCAGTAGTTAATTTAGCTTGTTCTCCTTGCAAGGCTTGGTATTTATTTCGAGCTTTCTCAGTTTGTTCAGAATTAACTCCAAATTGTTTTGTGTTATCAACAATAGCTTTCTTTTGCTGTTCTAAAGCATTATTAACTCTGGTTAACGAAGCTCTTAGAGAAGCTTGTTTAGATAATTGTGCCTGATACTGATTGCCAGATTTTGCTTGAGCTTGAGAAAGATCATTAAAATATTTACTGGTAGTTTTTAATCTTTCTTGAAGCCTATTGTAATTGCTGCTATTATTCCTTACTTCCTTACCTAACGAAGAAGCTGCGCTGGTAGTTTTTTTGGTACTTGCAGCTAGAGAATCTAAGTCTTTATTCATATTTTTGTTAATTTTGATATTACCAAAAGCTTTAGCTGTTTCTTTTGCCGCTTTAAGTGCCTCTTGGTTCAATACCTTAATATCAATTTTAACAATACCAGTATCTGCTTCCATCTAACTAATCGCCTCCTTTCTTTGTCCCTGGTTTTGGTAATCGCCCTTGATCTTGCAGTTCTTTAATCTTTAAGAATTTATGTGGTTGATCTAGTGGCGCTAAAATCATTGCTAATTCATCTGCTGTTAATTGTTCGTTAGGTTTAGATGTATGCAATCCGTAAAGCAATTTCATTTCTTTTAAAAAGCTTTGCTGTTCTTCAGGCATTTTTTCTTTATCAATTTTAATCGTGCGATACATAGTGACTTTCCTAAAAAATGTTTCATCAGTTAGGCCGTTAATTAGCGCATTGAATTGAGACCAACTTAAAGATCTTTGAACGTCTGACTTAGTTAAGTCTATGTTGTATTGTTGAAGAACGGCCGAGTAAATTAAATCGCTGTCTTGTTCATAATCAAACGCTTGGGGTTGGTGCTTAGTCAATTCTGCTCGGCGTTTATCTTCTTCTGTGTAAATAAATTGATCGAATATTTGTGTTAGCAAGTCGTTTTTTTCTTTAATGCTCAGATCTTCTAAAGAATCTTCGATAAAACAAAAAAGCGCTAATTCTAAGCGCTCTAAGGTGTCTAATTTCTTGTCTTTTAAAATTCGGAAACATTCGAAAACTAGCGGAAAAGCTAAGTTAAGTTGATAAATTTTATTTTTGAATTTGATCTGATTTTTGTTTGATTTGGTTATCTCCATTTTTTAACGCCTTAATTTTATTCACATATTGCATTCTATAATCTACTAAATCCTGATCGTCATTAATTGAAACTGATATTTGTGTAACAACTTTTCCTAATACTACTGTGGATTCCTTACACATTCGATAAATATCTTGACCTGCATTTTTTCCAAATATATAGTCTAAAAAATCAATATAAGCGTGAGTCATTTCTTTAAAAGACTTTTCGGAAGCATTAACTACCATTCGGTCGAACTTGTTTTGCAGCTTATGTTCCTCATGTTTGTAATCTACTTGATTTAACCCTTTCAGTGTATTTTTACTGCGAAGATTTTGCAGTTCTTCGTCGTAAGCGGCAATTTTTTCTTGAACCTTCTGCTCTGATTTGATTTCTCTAGTTTGAATTTGATTTACTTTAAAATTAAGTTGATTAATAGTTTTATCGGACATATCAAGAACATATTTTTTACCACCAATTTCAAAATCCAGCGTTGATTTAGGTATTTCAATGACTACCATTTTGATTACCACCTTTTATTTTTTTAATTTGATATGTATAAAGGCCTGCAAGAGGCCTAATTAAATTAAATGCTTGGTGTTGAGCTATTGCTATCTGCACCATCTGAGCTTGTGTTTGTTGTGTTTGAAGTAGGCGGCGTGCTTGTATGGTTACTAGAACCATTGGCAATAGCAGATTCTACTTCGTCTTTATCCTCAGCTTCCGTCTGAGCTTCTTCTAAGGTTGCTGGGCGTGAATTATCCATGTCTCCATAAGCGTTTGAGGCTAGGTTTTCAGCATTATAAGTTTTCACAGAACCATCAACTTGCGGCTGACGTAAAGGTACATGAGTAATGGAAGCATTTTGGCACGGTGTTTGTAATAAAATCTGGTTTAATGTTGCCTTATCAGATTCTTTAATAACAGTTGGAGCCGCATTATAGGTAGCAGTAGCTTTGAAACCACCATTATCGTCTGCTGCACCACCACCATCGTCAATATCAGTGAAAGTTGCTACTCCAAATTCAGAGCCAATCAAACTTAATGATCCATCAGAATTCTGCGTATATTCATTTTTGCGGAACCAAAGTTGCCGGCGATTACCGGTACTATATTTCATGCCGGCAATCAAGTCTTGTGCTGGATTGTGGAATGAACGATCACCTGAAATATCATAAGATGCTGTCAATCCTGTAACTGTTGGTTTCTCAGAGCCACCACCATTGTAGTATGCATTATTTTTCTTTTTATCTGTATATTTTGGTGTGATATTACTAATACCATCGCCTAAATAGTGCCATAAAATTGGTTGAGCAGGATCAGTTACTTTACCGATCCAGTACTCATAAAAATAGTTATTTAAAATGTCACCTGTGAAGTTGCGATTACTTACAGGCGTTACTGTTGAATCTGTCATAATTTACCTCCGTATTTATAAATTAATTAATGCTGTAACATTAAAAGTTGCTTGATAGACTGCATACTGGATAGCACTAGGGTCTTTACTGTCAGTGACTAATCCTACATAACGAGGGGTTAAAACCATTTCAGCATTTGCAAATAAGAAAGTATCATTTGCAGATTGAATTAAATTTCTATTAGCTCGTTGCATAGCTAAATTAATCTGATTTAAGGCTTTGACTGCTTCACGCCAACTAGAATTTTTAGCTTGCATAGAGAAGGCAAAAGTGCGTTTTTGTCGTCCATTGTAATAATTTTGTACTTTTTGCAAGGGCTGCATGATATAAGTGATTGAATCTCCAGCGTGTGAAGGTTGCCCCATTTCAATTTGCGCAAAAAGGTTCAGTGTTTTGTCAAGATAACGCGCCACTTGTAGGTCTAAATCGAGTGTATTATCCATTTAATAGTTTGCCTTTCACAAATTTTTCTAATGCTCCAGGATTGGCTTCTAATGCTCTTTCTACCCAATGTTCAGTTGCTTGTGGGTGGAAAGTAGTTGTGTGCTTAAAGCCAACGCCTACATATTGATAATGTGCGTATAACTCTGTATATAACAAATGTGCTCCCATATCATCTTGAATAACTTCGGTACTATTAGATAAGTGCCCGCTTAAAAATGGAACAAAAGGTGTCGATATCTCTCGAACTTTTTCAGCAGTTTCAAGTTCAATGTTAGCTATGTTGTTAAGCCGTTTAACCCAACCACCCAGTTCAACCGTGTTAATCATGTTAAAAGCACCTCCCAATGGTGCGGCTGTTTTTCTAAAGCATAAACAGCTGCTATTTGTGTTACTCCATGTTTTTGACCGTCAAAAATAATCGTGTCATCAATTTTCGGCAGGTAATTGTCCTGATTAATTGAATTTACACGATCAATAAATAACATATAATTAGATCCTTGAATGGCAGGCGTTTCAGAGCTTAATTCTCTCTTGTTAACAGGTTGAACTCTTACTCTGTTTATTTCGTGTTGTATTGTTTGACTATTATCGTAAATACCGGTTGCTGGTGAATTTTTATTATGAGTTTCTTCAACCTGAATATTATGAATTAACACAAATGCTGGGATTGGTGAGTTAGAATCCATATTGACTTATACCTCCATATAACAAACCAGTTGGTCGCAGATAGTTGTAAGCTTTAGAGGAATATAAAGAACTTGGACCACTGCTACCTGAATTCGCCATACTGAAGTTACCGACACTTAAACTAGTTACAGTGTGATTAGCCTTTGACATTTCAGTATTGCCGCCCAACTCGGAGAAGTATTCAACTTGTGCGCAGACAGCTTTCTTAACACGAATTTGATCTTGAGTAAAAATTAAGTCTTCTAAAACGTGATCGTCAAAATAGCATCGGCACCAGTCGTTAACAATATCTATAGCCTGATCCACATTGTTATTAAAGAAATCTTCACTAATAGTTTTCCCATGGTAAAAATTTGTATAGAAATCAAAATCAACTAATATCATTTGATTGCCTCGCTAACAGCGTTATTTGCTGCTGGAACTGGTCTTACTAGAATCTTTAGAATCGCTATTATCGGTTTTGGAACTGTCACTATCTCTGCGAGTTACCACTTTACGAGCAGGTTCTTTATTAGCTGTAGCAGTTGTGCCACTTGGAGTAACGGCAGCAATGGCTTCGTCTTTAATTACCATGAATGCTGGAGAGAATGTGGCTTTGATAGCTGACATATCGCGTTCAGCCAAATTGATTGGTTGGTTATCTTGTCCCACAATTGTTGTTAAAGTTGCTTCAGTTAATATATCAAAGTGAATACCTTTCAAAATGCCATAATATACTTGATTCCAATCTGCTAGAATTTCACTAGCCTTTTTCTTGTCCCACGATCCTTTAGGAGCCCAAGCGATTGGTAAACCTAACACATCTGAAGGCGTGTTATTGGTCGGCTCAGTAAAGATGGGGTGTCCCATTTGATCCAACGTAGACCGATATTTAACACGTTCTGAACGCGGTGCAGCGATTCCATTAGCATCTAAGTCGTTCTCTTCTAAGAACGCCATTGCTTTAGAAATATCATCATATTTGTTCGCTGTTTCTACAACAGTTCTAGGAGTAGAACCGACCATAGTCGATCCAATAACTGATTGAGGGAAAGGCGAATCGTTGCCAAATAAAACTGATTGATCAAACTTTTTATAAAATGCTTCTGCAATCTCAGCCTTCATTAGTGAGAAGAAATCTGTTACTGAATAGTCCAAATTTTCTTGTGTGGTTGGAATGATTACAGCCATTTTGTGGGCTTCCATCCAAGCTTCCATCCATGTTGGTTTACTAGTTTGAATCTTTTGACCTTCACCAACCCAATAGGCTCCAACTCCTGACATAAAAGTGAATTGCTGGCGTGGTTTAGTCATTGGCACCGCTTTGGCCAATTTCATAATTGCTGACCCGTTCTTTACTTCAGTAAGAATAGAATCAGATAATTGTTCTGGGATATAACCGCGTTTGGCGTCCATCATGGTGGTTGTATCCGGATTAAATGTTTCTGACATATTTATAACCTCCTAATTATTTAGTAATACGACCAGCGTTTAATTTTTCGATCATATCGCTGATACTTGATTTTTTGCTTTCGTTTGTTGAGGTGACATTATTATTAACTACCGCTGTTCCGTCTGATCCCACCTGCGGCTGATTTTTAAATTGAGGATTGTTAGCTAAAACCTTTTCTACAGCCTTATCAAAAGTTTTAGCCTCTCCTTTATCCACCTTGGCTTGTGCAAGTACTGTAACATCATCAATATGCTCATTGACTACTCCAGCTTTGAGAACTGCGTTAACTGCTTGAAGAGATTTAATCTGGTTATTCAAGGATTTGTTGCTTTCATTAGTCTTTTGTAATTCAGATTTTGCGTTCTCTAAATCAGTTTGGTTTTCCTTGTCAGCTTTGTTCTTTGCTTCGATAATGCTTTTTAAGTCCTTAGTAGAACTAACTCCTAAATCCTTTAATAAGCCATCAATAGCGCCTGCCTTAATTTCTTCTCGATCTATTTCTGTCTGAGAATTATTAACTTCAACGTCAGAATTTCCGCTTATTTCATCATTAGCATTGTTTTCTTGTGCTTCTGCCATGAAAATCTCCTTTCATTTTTGAGTACAAAAATAAGCAGTTTAGAGACTTGCTAAGGTCAATTAGTCATAAGGTCTAATCTGCTCACGTTTGTATTGACGAGTTAGGTTGTATTTTGTTGTAAAGCTGCGGACGTTAGCTTGAGTAGCACGCACTCTCTGATTGGCCTGGTTTATTTGTTTCTCATCGCCAAACTTCTCGGCGGAATACTGTTGCCGTTTTGCAGCACGAACCTTACGCTCCAAGTAACGTTGTTGCTGTGTGAGTTGATATTGTCTTGCGTTCTCTTCATCACTAACATTTTCAGGGCGTTTGAATTCTCCGCTATCTGGGATATAAGGCATTAGATAGTGTCGGCAATTAATACCACATAAACCGCCAGCTGTGCCATAATTTGTCGCCTCTCGAAGGTTTTTATAGTTGTCACTTGATCCTTTGAAGCAATAAATATTATCTTGATAAGGTCTGTGAGTTGGGCGACAAGCAGCGTGAGAGCTAACCCTAACTAATTTACCGCCGTACTCTTGAAACCTAGCCAATTCTGATTCATTGCCTACTTGAGTGATTGCATTACTAATGACCAATCTTGTATAAACCTCTGGATCCCAATGTTTACCTGCTCGATCGATTAAAATTGGGATCCCTTTTTGTGCCGCCTTACGGCTGGCTTTGTAAATAGCACGATCAGTGGTCATTCCTTTGCCCCCACGATTATATTCGGCCATTGTTTGGTGAATTATGCTTTTTAAGGTATTTTCAGTATTAGTTTTTAGATTTCTCTTGCCCATTGCTAAATATTTGGGATCAGTTTCAATGTGTTTACGGACAGCTTTATTTATTGCTTTTGAATCTTGCAGACTAGTTACGGGTTGTTTGGGTAACACTTTAGAATTGAATTGGCGCCGTAACCATTCTTCTTCGGCTGTAAGATTGATAATTCCGTCGTCTTGAAGCTTTTGTTTGAAGTCAGCAATAACCTCGTTCATAACCTTATAAATTTCTTGAGCAGTTTGCCTACCGAAAATAGCCTTTTTGCTAAGCATTTCTTGCTGCCATTTTTGGTAATCATCGTTGTTGTCTTCTAGCTTATGTTGAACAGCCTGAACGTAAAGATAATTAATTAATTCAGCCCATAGATTGTCTTCAAGTTTTGCTAACTTCGCAGCACTAATATTAGCAATAGCCTCAATTTCCCATGGTTGCAGACTCATTTGCATCACCATCATTAGCATTATTATCTAAAATATCTGACATATCGCCTTGTGCCTCTTCATCTTTGATCGATTGGTACCATTCTTCCGCTGTGCTATCAGTTAAGTCATTAGCTCGCTTAATAGCTTCTTTTTGAGGCATTAGTGGTTTATCACCTGCCAACATTTGATAATACTTTGCATTTTCGGTTCTATCTTGAGCAATCGAATCATCAAAACTAATAGCGATATCTACATCTGTATCGCCCTCATATATTTTAGAAGCTTTTCCCAATTCTAAAATAGTAGTAATCAGCTTGCTTAAGCCATCTTCTAAAATAGTTTCGTGACTGTTCTTGGATTGATATGTGTCAGAATTACGGCTAATCACTCCTGTTGCTGTTTCTAGTCCTTGAGTATTGTTATAACTAAAAGTGCCCGCACTGAAACCAGTTTGAGCAGCTAAGATATCTAAGAGCGAATTAATGGTTTGAATTAATTCTGCATTACGTAAACCCAAGGTTATGTCTTCAGGCTTTTGTGTGCTTGAATTTCCATTTAATCTTTCAGCATGATAAGCCTGAAATACTTCATCTTCAAAATCAACAGAAGAATGACGCTCGCCTGTTTTGGGATCGATTCTCGATTTCAACATCCAATCAGGAGCTATTATTCTTCTTCTGCCCATCACCATTTCTTGCATTAACATATCGTAAGACTGGTCTAGTTCATGCAATGTATCTTCTGCATTTGCATAAATTGAAATACCTAGAGGACTGGACAAATCAAAGTTGTTAGCAAGGTTAGGCTTTAGATAAACAAATGTAGGGCGTGAATAAATGCTTTTTGGATACTTGGATTCAGGCTTTAAGTCATTTCCATAAATAATTGAAAGCGGGACTTTAATACCTAAATCATCACCATTATTAATACTTTCATACAATTCGTTTTTGATTGTATAATTATCTGTATCTTCTAAGTGCCATTCTAATAGTGTGTAATACTTGCCACTTTTGGCGAATTTGGAGATAATCACACATTCAGAAACACCATTTTCATCTTGAGAAATAGGGAAAAAGGAATCTGCAGTGGCGAATCTAATTTTGACTTGTCCTTTATACACATATGATCTAATGGCCATACCTCCAGTAGCATACATGTATTCTAAATGTCGTTCAAAGTTGTTATAAAAATAATTTTCATCCAAAACTTCATGAATAAACAGATTAGCTTTAGAATTATCAGGATCGTCAGTTTGTACATTCTTTTCAGTAACTAAAATGTTAGCCTTTTGATTAAATACTAAATTCGACATTTTTTTGGCCAAGATTTTAGGCATTTGTAATGACATGAAATTACGGCTATGATAATTTCCAGACAAGTCATGCCAATTGTGCTTTTGCCAAGGCTGGTTTCCTTGATAAAGTCGTTCCCAGTTTGCGATATTGCTGTAGAAATCACTATCGATCAGTAGCTTAGATACGTCACCAGCTTTCTGAATTGAATTAATTAATCCCACTTTTGCTAGCACCTCCTTTATTTTGACCCACATTTTTTGAAACATTAAATCACCTCACAGTAGATCAGTGTCATAATTTGCGCAGAAATAATTAGTAGCATATCTGGCTTCATCCATTGCATGATTGTTTTTATCAACGGGAAAACCAGTATTTTCATCACGTACATAGGTACCAATTTCTTTTAAGAATGAATAGTGATCATACGATAGTGGGTGACCATCTGAGTCAACTACATTGACATTAGGTACTTTGACCAGCTTAAATTGTCCATTAGCTATCAGATTTTGCATCCTTTGAATGCCCACTTCAATTCCTTTACGGCCACCTTGTATTTCGTGAGCATTATTGTTAGCTTGTTGATTGTCTAAACCGACTTTTATCAGCTCTTCACGCAATGATCTCGCTGCAGGATCGACAATAATGGTATTGCTATAAATCTGGTAATAGTCTTGGCACCAATTGACAAAGTCCAGTAACTCGGCTGCATAGGTACTCATTGCTTTAATATTGCCAGTCTCACGTCCACTGTGATAATAGTTGGCCACTCTGTTTAAAACGAATTTATATGACCCATCTTCAAAGCGACGACGGGTTACTATGTTGCAACTCATGGTGGTTGCGTCTTCTTGCCCAGCGTCGGTAGAGAAGAACATTTCAATAGGCTTGCCTATAAGAGTTGAGTCAGTCATAGTTTTTTCATCGAACATCGCATAAATAACGCCTTGTGGCATAACACGTTCGCCCAGCCAATCCCGACGATATAAATAACTATTACCTAAAAACTCCTGTCTAAGCTCGTTTAGTCGTTCTTTATTAAAGGCGGGGTTGTCTTTCATAGTCCAATGACGCCATTTAGCGTGCCTCTGTTTAAATAGATCAAGGATAGGGTGATTGGGTGCTGGTGGGTTTAAATCGGCTAAATGATAACGAATATGAGCTTTTGCTGTTCGCCTAAATGTTTCATCTATAAAGTCTTGATTCATGAGATCAATTTCTGTATAAGCCACAGATCCTAAAGACATGCCTCGAATGGAGTTAGCGCTGTTCGCTTTGCCTCCGCCTTTAAAGTAAATTTTTTTGTGTCCACTAGGTAAGTCTATTGACAAGTGATCTCCTGATCTATCACGCCTCAAATGTGAGCAACCATCAAATATATAGGCTAATCCTAATCCATCGCCTTCAATGTAAATGTTGTAAGCTATCTCCTGATTGTAGCCACTTACTAAATGCTGCTCATCTTTGGATAACAAGTAAAAGAGTGCTAATCGCATGCAAGCAACGGCACTCTTACCACTTCTGATTGCTCCCTCATTTACTTCAAAAGTATGATCAAAAGGACTCAACAGGAACTCTTTTTGCTTAGGAGAAAACGAAAGCTTGTTAATTGTCGGTTTCATCATAATGACCTTCATTTTCTTTAATTAATTCATATAACTCACTTATTAATGGGTTATAAGTTTGACTATTTTCTAATTGATTGGCATTATATTCAGATATCCGAGCCTCTGCTTTAGCTTTTTTAGCATCTGCATTAGCTTTGATTGTATTAGCTTTATTTAACGCAGCGAAGTTTTGATCACGATACTTATCAGGCTTTCTATTACGTAACCAGAAAGTGGCCGCGTTAGTATCTGGTGGCAATTGTTTCACATATTCTGCGGTTTGAATTCGTTCTCGTGTTGGGACCTTTTCTATAGCTTCCTGTTCGATTTCTTCTTGAGTAGCTTTTGGGTGATCTAATTTATAAATATTTTTAAATTTGGTTCGCCGATTTTCCAAAACATCTTTTTTGACATCGACCATTTGATAAGTTTTTTCAACAATTGTTACCCCACATGCACGTTGAAAAAGTGAATTTTCTACTTGATAGTCTGCTACTTCTTTTTCTTTCTTAAGGGCCTCTACAATCTCTACATGTTGTTTCTTCCATTTGTAAAGGGTAGATGTACCAATACCCATGTTGTGTGCTATTTGTTTATCAGTTAGACCATCACGAGCCCAGCCACCAATTTTTATTAATCCTTCTTGGGTAATCCACTTCTTATATTTCGCTTGAGTCATTACATATCACCACACCTCCTACTATGATTATTTGATTGTTTAATCCTTAAATAATTGTTTCTCATGCTTGTTGAATGCACGTTCTAGCTTCCTGACATCACACCCACGTTGTTTTAGTCTTTTTATTGTTAATAGCAGGTAGTTATACTCATCACGCCAAACGTCGTTGTTTTGAGCTTTAGCTTTGTAGATATGTTTGAACGTTTTCTTGATATCTTTTACAGTACAAATTTTGTCACGATATTCATTTAGCAATTGCTTATTAATATTGCCGTCCAGTTCTTCTACGTTACGGAACCTCAGCATTGCACTTGCTTCACCTCCTTAATTGTGAGTACAAAAAAAGCACTCATCTGAGTGCTTTAATATTTTTTGATCCACCTATATATAATCAGAGCAATCAATATCGCTATTACGAATACTATTATTGTGCTACATAGCATTGCTAGTGCCAATCCTGTTGAAATATGTAGCTGAAATCCTAGCATATTTAATAAAATTATTATTTCTGGAAGTGATATACCCATATTAATTTCCTTTCTCTTTCATCAACCAATTTGAGACTATATGTGATTATTTTTCACCATCTCCAAAAAATTTAGCCCTTACATTTGCTTTATATGCCATTTAAATGAAATTCATGACCAATTACATTCAACGAGGCTAAAATGGCTGAAAACGCCGCTAAAGAGGGTTTTAAGGGTGTAGTTCAAAATACCCCCCTTTTATTGCCTTTGCAAAAGCAAATATTCAATTTATATTGTAGAAAGTGCAATATTTATTGAATAAATCACGATTTTTGCATTTATATTGTGGAAACTACAATATTTATTAAATAAATCACGATTTTTGCATTTATATCATGATAGAATGATAAAATTTTCCCATACATCAAAAAGTAGATTTTATCAAGCATCTTGCAACCTTTATTAACCTTTGCTTTTGATAATCGCTTAGATTATTGTCAAGCTTCTCAAGCAAGGGAAACTTGAATGATTTTCTAACCTCCTTTGAAGTTAATCCCGTCTTAATGTTGCTTTTCATAACCATTTTTTTCAGAGTTTGTGAGTCAATTAACCCTAAAAAGCTTTTAAAATCAAAAAATGGGTTTAGAGTAGGGTGCCGGCAGTACTTAAAAATAATATTACTATTCTGCTTGTATACATGGATTATACCCCAATGTTGAGGAACAAAATTAGATATTTTATTAATATATTTATTGCCAGTAACAATATAATTTTTTTCAAAGGTCAAGTCATATTCTTTTATTTGATTAGGCAATCTGTCCAGAGAGTCATAATCGCTTTTAATTTCAAAAGCATTTATATGACTATTTATGGCTACAATATCAGCTCTTGATTTGCCAGAATAGGTAGTATATTCTTCTCTAATTTTGGCATTCTTGAACTTTCTGATATGTTTTAGAACAGCCTCTCTAATATCATGGTCATTTAACTTTCTCATTTTCCCGCATGCCAAAATATGTTCCTCATTTCCAATAACTTATAAAATTAACTTTTATAGTATCTTTCATAAGTCTTCTCAAAAATATCTTTTTTTACTGCCCATTTTTCGTTATCAACACCGGTAACAATCCAGTCTCCTATATTGGCGTGCATTGTTCCCTCTAAAGTTTTGATATCAACTGGCTTAGTAGTTTGATAAGCTTGTACTGGTATTCTCTTTTTTACAAAATAATCCAACCGCTCATAACCTCCTAATCCTTATATATGTAGTTGGGTGTAGCTGCTTCCAAACAGCTAAAACACCCAGTGAGTATTAATCTTGCTAAATTATGTTCATGTGAAACACATTTTTTATTTTGCCTTTCGGCAATGCCTAACTGAGGAGTCGAACCTCACCTTATTAGTAACCCAAGCATACTCTAAACTTGGACAGTACCGACTGAGCTAGATTGAAATGTTTAGCTTAAATAGGGGGACTTTTTACACATCCTTTTATAATTTATTTTTGCCCATGGGCAATTCGGCAAGCCGGGATTCGAACCCTTTTATATTTTATGAGAAGGAATACACAATGGCATCAAAAGTAGGTTATATGCGCAGCCCAGCTGCATTACTTGCCGATAACAGAGGCTCTCGCCTCTTGATTTTTCCTACAATACCATTTTGCCTTATTTTTTCTCCAAAAGTTTACGCGATTTCTCCAAATTCTTACGCGATTTCTCCAAATTCTTACGCGATTTCTCCAAATTCTTACACCAAATTTACACTTTTGGTTTTTCGTAAGCATGAAGATCGTTCTCGTTATTACTAAATAATGGCTCAGCTTGAACCTCAAATGCATCAGCAAAGGCATTACAGGCTACCGTTTGCATTTTATAGTATGTGCTATAACTGGATATGCTCAGCTGCGCCATAATTACATGTAGTTCATAATTTTTAATAATTCTTTGATTAAGGATTATTTGACTATCATGCGAACAGGATTTTATTGAGCGATTTACAGCTTCTAGTATTTTGCGATTTTCAATTAACTTAATGAATTTATTCTCTTGCGGATTTTGAAAACTTTTAGCCGCGGGTGTAGCTGATAGGACAGGCGATTGTAAATTTGTACCAGTCATGGAACAGAGCCTTCTGTAATCATCACTAAAAAACTTCAGTACATTATCTTCAGTTCTCTTCATATCAACCTGTCTAAACAGAAACATTTATTTCCTCCCGCTGTGCTTTGGTTTTTGAAATACTAAGCTAATTGGACTTCTTTTACTAGTGCGTGCAGCATTCGAGCAATCTCTGAAGCATCTTTCACACCTTTCGTGCCCTCAAACAAGTAGGCGTCTTTCGGATTTACTGACAAAGCTATTTCATTAATATAGTCATTACTTTTACCGGTATGGCTATAACCCTTTAAAAAAAATTTACCACACGTAATTACATAATATCTTGTCATTTTTCATCACCCTCTGCTTTCTTAATTTGTGGATTCTTCAGTCATTTATAATGCATTTGTATCTTTCCCTATGGAAACTATTCCTTGAAAAATTGGCAATATTTGCTGTGGGACAACTGCATTTCCTAGCGCTCGTAATCTGTCCACCCCGATGGAAAGCCCATCATCATTTCTCCGAAATTTGCGGCTTCCTGAGGTGATCTCCTTAGTGCCTGAAAGTAATAAGTGAACCGCATTTTCCCTTTTTTTCTGCCACCTTTTGGTTTTAGAGTTCTGTGTAAACTTCCTAAGACATCGCTCTTCTTGACTCTGACCCATGCGTCGCCATCTGAAGCTAATGGAGTTGGCAACAATAAATGTTCTGTAGCGTTGGTGAGGGGCTCCGACGGCACAAGCTGGAAGTACAAATGTCCTCGTTTCGTAGCCTTCATCTTCCAAGTCAGAAAGCGTTCTGTCGAGCCCC